TTGCGTTACGTAGCGTTATTGTAACGTTACACTGATTTTACTTGAATCCAGGAACAGAAAAAGACAGCCGTTTGACTGCCTTAATTCTATTTTTTTTAGTTCTGGAATTTATGCCACATTCGCATAATCGCAAATAAAAATCTTACTTGCTACGGTCTGCACGTGTTCAATGATTTCCTCCAATCGCTCAGCTACTGAAGCAGTATAGAATACCTCTCCGCACTTTTCACACTTATAGCACGGCACATTTTCGATAATAACATAGCACGCCCCGAGATCGGCAAAATACGCGCTTTTATCTTTCTTCATTTCGCTTTCTTTACAGCTAACACATTTCATGATCAACGCCCCTTTCTAGTCTTCAAATCACTTTCGAATTTGTCTAAGTTTGGAAAATAAGCCGTAATAATCCGGCTTGCTGTTCCTTCGTCACTTGCCACCACATGAAGTATTTTCCCATTTACGCATGCACCAAATATCAAACAGCTAGGGAACGGGAAATCATCCGGATACTGTTCTATTATTTCTCCTGACATTATACATGATTCAATATCTTTTATTTTTATTCCTCTTTGTCGAATTCGTTCGAGTGCATGATTCGAAAATAATAGCATATCATTTTTGCAATATTCTTGAATATTTTTAATATCTATCACGTTATTATATCTTGTCTCCTCTCTGGAAATCTGCTATAATCAATTTACTTGAGAGCGGTGGCAAGTTCCGCCCTCTCTTGTGTGTCTGAGCTGTTGTTATACGGCTCTTTTTTAATCTTCCAGAGTGCTCTGGAGGTTTTCCAGTATCTTCTGGATCCTTGCGTTTTTCTTTTCGGTGTCTTCCTCTTCCTTGGCTTCTTTCAGGTCGTCAATTAGAAATCTTATGAACCCGTTGAATTGTTTATCTGTCATTCCCATTTGTTCCATTTTTTTCTCCTTTCTCCAGCTTGCCACTGGTAACTTGTAAGCTTGTTCCTTACAAGTATTATATTACATTATATTTAATGTTTTGTCAATAGTTTTAACATTATTTTTAATGCTTTATTTTTCTGTATCTTCTACATATTTTATAATGTTTCCTGGTTGCATATCTAAGAGTTTACAAATCTTTTCTAACGCGATAATTCCAACAATCTCATTTTTCCTTAATGATTGAATAGCGTTTTCTCCTAAAAGCTTTTCTTTCCTTAGTCTACTAGGTGTATATCCTGCCTCTTTCAAGCTATCCAATACATCAAATTTATATACAAACATCTTCAACCCTCCATTCGTTATATATAAAATATTATACATTATAATTAAACTTATTTCAACTCATTTACATTATAAATAATGTACAATAACGCCTGCCTGCATTTACATTATTTTTGGTGCTTATGCCGATTGAAATTACATTATTTTTAATGTATTATATAACCATAGAAACGAGATGACAAATCATACAGGAGGACATAGAAATGAAAGAAGCAGAAAGAAAGTTAATGGAAAAAGGTTACTACTTATCAAACCAGTTTGACGGATTCGGAACAGTTCCAGGCGAATACGAACTAGCAGACAGGAACGGAAATACAGTAATTGACCATCTGACAGAAGCACAAGTTATACAGTTTTCAGAAATGTTATAAGGAGGAAACGAACATGAAGAAAATAATATTAATAATCTTATTTGTGGCAGAGCTTAGCAGCTGGGCTACTCGCTCATACATGATTCGCACAGCTGAGCCGGATACATCTTGCAGAATCACATGGCAAGGCGAGACACACGAATATAAATAGTCGAAACGCTCCAAGCGTGGAGCGTCCACCGCGGGACGGTCTCCCGGTGCTGATGATGACAGACCAGAAAGGAGAAAAGAACCATGACAAATAGAGAATTATCACAGGTAATTAGAAAAGACCTGAAAGAACACGGAATCACAAGTAAAGACGTATCTGTAAGGGTTCGCGATGCGCTATATGATACATCTGTGAATATTACTATCAAGAATCCACTTATAAGAGAAACGGACGTTGAAAGCATCACAAGGAAATATAGTAAAGTGGACTATGACCAGAGATCAATGGAAATCCTAGCAGGTTGCAACGTATACGTGCATTGCGAATATGCTTATGGGATTTTTGATGATGTATCAGCTCCGCTTATTCCAATAGCTGAAAAGGTATTTAATAACGAAAAATACAACGGCCGGAAAATTGCGGAAAATGAAGAAGTAGAAATACACATGATAAAAATGAATGAAGTGGAAAGCCGTTTATATGAATTCAAGAAAAGCGACAAACACCACAGCGCAATCAATGGCTATATCATCCGCAGTCCGAAAGGCCTTGCTATTGCAATGTGGCGCTTCAAAAATTTACATACAATCTACGCATAATCACCGCTGACAGCGTACCGGGGAGCATTGCCCCGGAGCGGTTTTATATCCTAGCTCCCAGGGACAAGGGAAGAAAGAAAATAGCATGGAGAAATTAGAAAAAGTCATGGAAGCACTAGATAAGGTAATTAGATTGTCAAAGAAGACAGGCAGACCGGAACCATCAAAAAAGATTTCGATAACATACGGAGATATAGACGAGCGTGAACTAAAAATAGTAAACAAGCTTGCAACTATGACAAGGGAAGAGCGTATAAGATTTAATAATTATCAATGCGACATTATGGGGAATATGACAATGGAAGAGGTTAAGGAGCATGCCGCAGAATTAGACGAGAAAATTGATGCATATTTAGGCATCTAGCCGGATAACTTCCGGCTTTTAGTGCTTCCATAATAAGCTATTTACAGATAGAAATATTAGTGCTATGATACAAGCGTATATATTCGATTTTAAGACGTTTTTACGCGTACTCAATAGAATTATGTCTTGCGCTATTACAAGCCGATACAGGCAGAAATAGACGCGTACAGAGCTATTCTATACATCATACACCCAAACAGAATTGTCAGAAAAAGGACGCTAGAATGAATAATTTTCCCAGCGTCCAGATTTTTGACCTTTTTTATTTTGGGGTGACATCTTTTTTTGACGAAAAATTTCGGCTCAAAAATTTGTCCTAAAAACGCGCCCTAAAAACGCGCCGATTCTAAAAAACTTTCCAGAAAAAAATTAAAATAAATTCAATTGCGAATTAATATAATTAACTTTTTCCTTTAGAATGTATGGAGGTTCATATGCTGCTATTATATCCAGTGCGATATCTACCTGCTGATGCTTAATCTCCTCATATTTTCTAACACCAAAGTTTCTTTTTAATGTAGATTGAATATCAGAATACACGCTTCCACGAACTCTATTGTCCTTGTAAGCATTGCTGTCCTTTCCGCCCATAACCTCAATTCCGCGTTTTCTGACAGCACTCTGGATATTCTTAGCATCAATGGTAAATACTGGCATATCGCGCTCCATTTTATCAAAACGTTCTTCCAATGCATCAACTTTCCCGATAGCGTGATCTACCTTCTTATCGACCTGTTCTACTGCCTGGTAATGCAACTTGAGCATTTTCATTGGGTCCTTTGATGCTTCACGCATAGCAACAATCATTTCTTTTGCTTTGTCCTCGACAGATGTGAAATAGTCTCTTGCCTGCTCTCCACGTTCTGATTTCGACATCATGGACAACTTCTTCGCGAATTGAGCAGTTAGCTTATAATCCTGTGCGAAGTTCCCTCTACCTCGTTCACTCGTCATACATGAAGAGTGAAAATAATCCGTTCCTTCTTCTGCAAACTGATTCTCCGTAATATTGCTTTTGACCCATCTGGAATAGTTCTTGTTGTCCATTCCAAGAAATTCATACAACTTTCTTGCCGTAGTCATTCCATCTGCATCAATTCCAAGTGCAATTTCAATCGGTGTCTGTTCGGTTGCTTCCATAATCTCATTCATTATGCACTCGCCCCCTCACAGAGTTTCTGAGCCTGTTCACAATACGTTCTTGCGGTACGGACAAGCCACATAATACGCTTATGTTCACACAGGAATTCGCATGATTTTTGTCCTACACTACTATCTGTTTTTCCATTAGCGTATTCCAATGCGTCCCGTGCATTTAAAGTAAGATTGCTGTCATAATCATTTGTGATTTCATCTAATGCCATTGCAAGGTCTCCAAGTTCTGCTTGAATGTCCCAAATAGCACGCTGTGCGTCATCAAATCTTGTTTCTAAAGTCATGTTTTCTTTCTGCATAATAATAATCTCCTTTTCAATACAAAGTTCTTGAAAGAAGTTCCTTACCATGCTAAAATATTTCATAGAAGGAAACTTCTGATGTGATAGGACATTGTTTTGATTGGTAGTCGGGCAACGTCCTATTTTTTTGTAACCTCAGCATAGACCAAATCAATTCCTTTTCTGATTATATCAGCTTTGGTTAATCCTGTTTTTTCTGAACAATACTGTAGCTTCTCTGCTTCACTGTCAGTTAACCGTATACGCGTATCATTTCGCTTAGGGTCTCTTGATGGTGGTCGTCCTTTTGCTGGTGACATATAATCACTTCCTTTCATTTATTGGTTACACACTTATATTAAATGGTTACACATAAAATGTCAATACCAAAATTAAAAAAGGAGAAAGAATTTTCTCTCTCCCCTTTATTTAAGCCACTTTTAAAAATTTATTGATAAAGTACTGCTGTCCCTTGCCTGTTACTTTTGTCGTCTTACTTATTTTGACGGAGCCATCTGGATTATTTATCACAGTTTCTTTCACCTCGAACAATTCAAGATTCATTGCTTTCTGAGTCGGCATATTCCAATCAACGCCTTTTCGCTTAATTAAATAACCATTATCGCGTAGCCATGTATAAAGCCTGTTCTGCCCTATTTCTACGCCGTTCTGACTTAAGATTTTAGCCAGTTCACCGACAAGAATAGATGTCTTGCTCGCTGATACTGCATCAGCAAAAATTTCTTTAGGCTTCATGCGCTTAATTTCGCTACTCTGCTGTTCAATAGTTTTCTGTGCCTCCAGTACCGCCATTGCCAATAGCTCTTTCCCTTCTGGCTTTGACATCTGATAAGAACCTGTCTTTCTAATTGCTGGAAGCACTTCGCTTGTTACCCAGTGCTTAAATCTCTTTGCGGATTCCAGCTTGCTTCCGAAGATTAAAGCGTATAAACCGGATTCGTTGATAACAGTTGCCTCTCTCTTTTGACCTGCACTGTCAATTTGGCAGACCAGCTTGTCTTCATCCATAATATGTTTCTTCAATGCCCCAAATGTGTCTGCGTAGCCAAGAGCTGTCGCAACATCTTTTCCTACAAAAAAGATTTCATTATTAAGTTGTACTGTCCGGATATCTCCGAACTCTTCTGAGTTAAAAATTTTTATATCATTCATGATAAAACCTCCAATTTATAATAGTAAATAGTTTTATGCAACCGCTCCATATTTTCGGAATGCTTGAATAACCTGTGCTGGATCCGTAGCTGCGTAATGCGTATTAAGTGTCTTTGTGTTCCCGTTCTTATGTCCAAGATAAAATGCGACCAAGTCACGCGGACAACCACGGCGGACCATATTCGTTGCCGTAGTTTTACGGAATAGATGCGGATAGATTCGCCTGTCAAGGATTGACTTCTCTCCGATTGTACGAATCACATATTCCAGTCCACTCTTAGCAAGTCTGCTATGTTCCCCTTTTGTTGCCACGAATAATGCTGGATTATTGTCTTTTCTACTATCCAAATACTTTTTCAAATGATACTTTGCTACATCGTCCAAACACACAGTTCTGTATGCGCGTGTTTTCTGCCCGTAAATTAGGATTTCTCCCTTTTGCCAGTCAATGTCCTGCCTATTGATTGGAACGCACTCAGAAACACGAATAGCAGTGCTTCGGAAGAATTCTAATACAGCTCTATCTCTCAAATGCTCACGGTATTCTTTGAAATTAGTTACTCCGTTCACCTCGGTCCGGCATGCATCACGCAAAGCTTCCATTTCCCAGTCAGCAAGAAATTCAATTGGCTTTTCAATCTCAGCAAATGGTTCTACGCCGTCTACTGGATTTTCATTTATCATTTTCTGTTTTCGCATCCAGGTAAAGAATGCTGACAGGTTACGTCTTTCGTTATTCACGGTTGATGCAATGTTTCCAGCGCCACGAAAACCGGTCGCATGATACCACTGTAAGTATAATTCCACATCCATATCATTTATATCCAGCAAAGATTTATTCGTGAACTGAATAAAATGCTTGATAGTCTCCAAATAGTATTTTGCTGTCTGTCTGCTCAGCTTCGGGACTTTCTTTGTCATATAAACATTTAATATATAATCATTCGTATTCTCATTTGTTGCCGGTAATGTCTCTGTCTCCACAACATCAACATGAGCCATTGCACTTACAATCGCTTGATTCAGAATATCCATAGCGACTGCATTCAGATATGGTCTCATAGCTGCTAATACACGATCTCTTACGATTTCTTTCTGTGTCTGCATAATTTATCCTCCTAGCAATTGCCTAAGAAGATGAACTATGCTATACTCTTCTTAGGTGAATGGGTACCGGAGATCTCGCCAAAGATTCTTGTCCGGTACCTGTTTTTATTTTGTTATCAAAGCTCACTCACCCATTGTCTTATATTTTCTTTTTTACATCATGATTGCGCTTTCGCAAATATTCTTCCACACTGACACTCTGATACGCTTTGCGCTTGAATTTCTCATACGCATGTTGGTTAGGTGGATTTTCTGCCATTTCCGCATGATGGTCTTCCATTCCGTTGCGTTGTTCTTTACTGAGATTCAAGTTGTTCAGTCCTTTCCTTGTACCTTTTTCTTTTTCGCCAAGTATCCTAAAAATTCATAGCATACTGGCATTCTAAACCGTCTGCTTGCCTCTTCCGTTGGTGGCTTTTCTGCCATTTGATCTCGCCCAGATATTGCATCAAGGCGCTGGCATTTGCTATCACTCATCGTCCTCAACTCCTTCGTCGTTTTGTGATTCTCCTCTCAAAATATTCCTCACATCAACCAGAGCCTGGCTGTATCCGTTTGATTCCCATATTTCCTTAAGCTCGTAATCTACAAGCTCTTGCTTTTGTTTCTCCTTAAACGCTTTTATATCAGCATTTCTTCTTTCAACCATTGAACGTTCCAGTTCCACCAAACGCTCTATAAGCTCTGTATTATTCATTTATCTCAGCTCCTCACACTAACTCAAATCTATACTTCTGTTTCACATTTGGATATTTTTCATGGTCAACTTCGCTCACAAACATCCCGTAAGGTCTGCTCCAAATAGCCCCGTCCTCACATTCATACACTACATAAAACTGTCCCGGCGCTTCCGTGTCCTGGCTGATATGAAGAACCTTAACTGTATGCCCCTTGAAATGTCTATAGACCTGTCCGACCGTAACGCTTCTGTCGTTATCTACTGGAACTTTTCTCTTGAAGTATTTCTCACAATCTGCAAGGTCACAGTTGTCGTAATTCAAAGTGCTTTCTTCGTCCCATTCTCCAATGTCAAATTCTTCAATGTGAAGATGCTGCGAAAATAAATCTTCAAGCGATTCCAATTTGCCCTCAAATTTTTCTTTATCAACCACTCCATTTGCATCCACAAAATATCCACTTACTTTAAATATCTTCGCCATATTAATTCCACTCCTCTTCTAACAGTTCGGGATTATCAAATATGTTGCCTACAACTTCTGCATCAACCAATCTCATTATTCTGTCTCCTGTTCCATTCCGCAATTACTTTGTCCAAATTGTGCCCCGTCGGATAAGATGTTACCGGCACCGGACAGTCTGGATTATTGCATTTGACCATGTACATTGTTCCACCGCTTGACCAATGTTCTATTATCGGTTTTCTTCCGCAGAGCGGGCATGGTTTTAATTCTTCCATTAATCATTCTCCTTTATACGGTTCAGGCAATGGCATCCACGCATTAACAAACAGTCCATAGCTTGAATATGATTTTTTGTCATCTCCCGGATAGAACGTACCGCCCTCGTCATTTTCTTCATATCGTGCGATATCCGGCATTGTGGAATTTTCGAATGATACCAGTATGTAGCTTTCATCTTCTGGCAGTCTCTCACTACATGGAATCCACTGAGTTTCTTTCAGTGCATGTATCCCCATTTCAATAGCATCTACTGTTTTCTTAGACCAGCCCCATTCCAAATGCTTCGTCAATCTGTCTATTGCTTGCTGATTATTCATCTTCGATCTCCTCTTCTTTTGGAAACTGAAATACTTTAGGCAATTCTTCATCAATACCGTCTGGAATATTCATGAAGCCATCTGAGTTATCCGGAGCCGGTCCGCTTGGTTTCTGCTGATTCTGCTGACTCGTAGCTTTACTTTCCGCAAATTCCTGATCTTCCACTACAACGTCTGTTGTATATACCTTCTGTCCATCTTTGTTTGTATAACTTCCCGTCTGGATACGTCCGGTCACAACAACCTTTAAACCCTGTCGAAAATACTTTTCAGTAAACTCAGCACCTCTCCCAAACGCAACGCAATTTATAAAATCTGCTGTCGGGTCCCCGTCTCTTTTAAATCGTCTATCTACGGCCAGTGTGTATCTCGCAATTGCCATAGAATTTTCGCCATGTGCGTATTTGATTTCTGGATCGCGTGTGAGGCGTCCCATAAGAATTACTTTATTAATAAGTCATTCCACCTTTCTCTATATCAAGCGTAAAATCGCTAATAATGCCAATAAAATTGAAGCTGTTAAAAACAAACCTTTAGTTACTTTTTCTCTTGCCATTCTAAAGAAGGCAAATTCCATTACGGCACATGCAGCATATATGATTACTGTAATCAATCACAATTCCCTCCTAAAACGGCGTTAGCCGAAATTCTTTCTCAGTGCCTTTTTCAGCAATCCAAATGTCCACATCTGAATCAACCAGTTCACTTATCTCGCTTCTGAAACGCTGTGGATTGCCATTTCCGGAACTTAAATGTATCAAGCCTATGCTTCTTAGCCTATTATTGTTAATGCTCTGTATGAGCCGTTTACACGTTTGCAACTCTAAATGTCCGGTTAATACGTGGTGGTTTTTAGAACCACTATCATCTGCACTAAGATAATCCTCAGAGTAGTTGCATTCGATTAGTCCATAATTGACGTTCATTTTCGAGAAATCATACGGGCAATACTCTGCGTCTGTGATGAATAAAACGCGTCCCTCTGCCGTATCAATCAGCCATCCGTCACACTCTGTCTCACCATGTGGTACATGGAACGGGATAACTGAAAAGCAACCAAGAAGATTCTTTCTTTTCATGCGTTGCAATCCGATTGTCTTTTCACCCATAATTGTTTCAATATCTAACTGCACCTCATCCGACGTGTAAACTTTGATGCCGTACTGCATATATTGTTTGATAAAACCAACGTGATCAGAATGGACATGACTCGCAATACAACCAACCACTCTGGAAGTCTGATAATCAATAGCTTTCAGCATTTCCTTAGCCGGTACTCCGCATTCCAGGAGAAGAATATCTCCCCCCGAAATCAGAGCATAACCGTTACCGGAGCTTCCAGAACCAATCGTTTTAACTATCACCGAAAAACTCCCTCCTAACATCTACAACATCATATTTCTGTCCACGACCATCAAATGGCTTTTTATCTTTTGAACAATTAAACTGCCTGCAAATCTCCGGCCGAACCGGATAGATTCTGCATTTCTCTTTTAACTTTGAATCATCCATGAACGGGCATGTCATATCAACAACTTCTTTTACTACTGGGAATAAATGCTGATATTCCCTTACATTGTTGTCTTTGATATACTTATGGATTCTCGCAACTTCACGTTTAGTCATTGGTAAATAGTTTGAACAGCAAGCGCCACATTGAATACATTCACCGTCTTTTGTAAAGTCGTATTTACCATTCTTCATGTCAGAAATGGCATCTTCTAAGTTTTTCATTTGAACTATCATGGCTACTCCTTTGCAAATTCCGGTGTTTCCACTTCAACAGCTTCAGATTCAGCTACTACAGCTTCATCTTCAACTACAAATTCATGCGAGTTTTCGTTCTGCGTAATCTCTTCCTGTGATGCTTTGTATGTTTCATCCAGCTGTAATAATGAATTTGATGCCATACTGTT